GAGCTTCTGCGCGAGCTCGAGGCGGTTGATGATCGTGCTCAGCTGATCGCCGGCCGGATCCGGCGATCGATCGACCAGGCCGGAAGGATCGTGATCGCCGAACTGCACGACGGCGCCGGTAGGCTCGTGGCGCGCCTGGCGCGCCGCGAGATCTACGGTCCACTGCTTGCGCCAGCTGCGCCTGGGATGATTGGCCATGGGCGCCATTGTACTAGTTACGCTCAGATGGTTTTTCATTTCCCGAGCTCACGCGCGCCCTGGATCAAGATCGCCATGGCTTTGTCCGATCGGCGCGCCAGGGCGGCCTCGACGTCTGGGCTTGGGCGCTCCTCGTCGAATCCGTACACGCCGCGGCCGTTGCAGACGTGCGCGACGATGCGCGCCACGCGATCGCCGAGGCGCGCCACGTAGATGCCTGGGACCACGGTTTTCTCGAGTGTCAGGCGCACGGCTCAGGCCGCCAGCGCCAGCGCCTGGCGCTCCATGGCCGCGGTCAGGTAATCCGCGGCCTGCTGGGCCTTGCTGGCGGCCGTGAAGATCGCGCGCTTGTCGCTGCGCAGCACCTTGAGCCAGGAATCCAGGTAGCCCGCGTGGCGCAGCTCGCCAGTGACGCCGCGATCGGCGCACAGGAAGGCCGCGGTCAGCTCGGCGATCAGCTCCTCGGCCGCGTAGGCCTCGGAGCCGAACCGGTTGCCGAGCTTGCGCGCGAGGCGCGACTCGTGGCCGGTCCAGTGCGCCAGCTCGTGGAATGCCGTGGCGTAGTAGTTGGACGCGTCCCGGAACTGCTCGAAGTTCGGGAGCCCGATGGCATCGCCCGCGGACGTGTAGAACGCGCCAGCGTGGCCATGCGTGATCGTGGCGCCGGTGTTGGCGATCGCGGCCTCGAGCTCATCGGAGCGCGAATCCGGATTGATCGGCTTGGGCGCCTCGATCGCGGGCAGCTGCAGGCCGTCGCACTGCGCGACGTTGAAGACGGTGTAGGCGCGCGCCATCGGAATCAGCTTCTCGGCGCCCTCGTCGCTGGTGGTCTCGGTCTCGCCGGCCGGCGCCGCGGCCTTGAGGAATTTCCAGAAAACGACGGTGGTCCCGCGCTCGCCCTTGCGGACGTGGCCGCCGAGATCCAGGGCCTGCTTGAACGTGACGAACGCCGGCGAGCCGTAGGCCGCGGAGACGCCCATCAGCAGCGGAACGTTCACGCCGCGGTAGCGCTTGCCCGTGGCTGCGTTATAGGGCATCGCCCCGCCGGCGCAGCTGCCCGACTTCCACGGCTTGACCCAGGGCGCAGCGCCCTGCTCGAGCTCGGCAATGATGGTGTTGGTGACTTCCTGGTAGATATCGCGCATCGCTTTTCCCCTTTCGGTTCGGCCCCTGGTCCCCGAGGCGCGGGAGGTGTGACGTTGCATCAACCTGCGTGCATATTAAGAGTAACTAGTTACGCACGTCAATAGCCGTTCATCGGACACACCAGCAGCAGAGATCGGACGAGCTGCAGCCATGCTGCCGAGGAGGGATGCCATCCAACGCCAGGCGATGCGCGCGCGTCCGCGCCCCAAATCACCCATGCAACCCGAAGAGCCGTAGCGGCTCTAACGATAAACCTGAGATGTATCCGAACAAATGCAGACCCCCTGCAACTCGACCCCTTGAACGGACAGACTCAAACCGGCACATGCAACTTGCGACCTTCGCGCTTTAGTAAAAGGCGAATGTGAGCGCCTACGGTGGCACGCGGGATCAAGGCCTTACGGGAGACGCGCGGCATCAACTGCGAAGGTCAAACGCAGCAGGCAAGGGCACAGCAGCTCAGGCAGGGAGGATCGAGGGCGCCCTGGGGGGTCGGCGGGGCGGGGCCGCGGCTGGCGGGAGGGGGGACGGTACCCGGAAATCTGCACTAAACTGAAGCGGACAATTTCGCGCGCCTCGCGGCGCCGGGGAGCACAACGGTGACCGAGCCGATCTCAGCGTCAGAAATCAAAGCCGCGAGGTCTGTCGCCAAGAACATCGCTTTCTTCGGCGGCCCTGATCTGAGTGGCATGTCCGACGAGGCGCTCGTCCTCCACCTGCGCGGCGCAGGGACGCGAATGAAGTCGGCTTTCGAACGGGCTGGCCTTTCCGCGGCGGAGCTTGGCAATGCCTTCCAGCGAATGAGCGTGGCGCTGCGCCACGCGTGAAGACCGCCGTCATCTACGCGCGCGTCTCGACGGCGCGCCAGGCGGAAGACGAGCTGCCGATTGAGAGTCAGCTCGAGCAGTGCCGCGCGAAGGCGCGCGCCCTCGAGGCCGAGATCGTCGGCACGTTCGTGGATCCTGGCATCAGCGGGCGCGACGAGAACCGTCCCGCGTTCATCGAGGCGATCGGCACGTGCCGCGACCAGCGCGTCACGTATTTCATCACCTGGAACACGAAGCGCTTCGCGCGCAATGCCGTGTACGCCGAGCTGCGCAAGCGCGACCTCGACAAGATCGGCACGAAGGTCATTTACTGCACCGTGGAGATCGATCGCTCCACGGCGTCCGGGATCCTGTTCGATGGCATGCTCGGTCTGATCGACGAGCACTACAGCCGCGTCAACAGCGAGGACACCACGCGCTCGATGCTGAAGAACGCGCGCGACGGCTTCTGGAACGGCGGCTGCACGCCGTTCGGCTACAGATCCGTGCCGGCGCCGCACAACCCGCGGCGCAAGATGCTCGAGCCCGTGCCGGCGGAGGCCTGGCTGGTCGGCGAGATCTTCCGGTGGCGCGCGGCCGGCGCCGGCGTGCGCGTGATCGCCGGGCGCCTGAACAAGTCGGGGTTCAAGATCCGCGGCCGGCGCTGGAATGCTTCGACGCTGCACTTCCTGCTGAGGAATCCGGCCCTGAACGGGTTCGTGTGCTTCGGCAAGAATTCCGGCAACACCAAGCGCCCGCGCGACCAGTGGATCATGGTGAAGAGCCACCAGGCGCTCGTGGACGACGATCTCTGGAACAAGGTGCAAGCCATGATGGACGAAGGGACACCGCACCCAGGCGGCGCGGATTCAAGCACCCACCTTTTCACCGGGCTCGCGAAGTGCGGGCACTGCGGCGCGGCGATGCAGATGGAGACCGCCAAGGGGCGATCGCAGCGCTACGCCTACTACAACTGCGGCGCCTGGCTGAAGACGCGCGCGTGCCGCTCGCACCGCCGGCGTGCTGATCAGCTCGACGAATGGCTGCTCGACACGATCATCACGAAGGTGTTCACAGAGGACGTGCTGCGCGAGGTCGCGATCGAGCTCAATGCGGAGTGCGGCACGTGGGCACAGGAAAAGCGGGAGAAGCTGAGGGCCCTGCAGGTGCAGCTCGCGGACACCAACCGGCGCAAGGCGAACCTGTTCGAGATTCTGGAGCTGCACGGCCGAGATGCGCCGAACATGGGCGACCTCGCCGAGCGGCTGCAGGCGCTGACGAAGGCATCGAGGGCGCTTGCGAACGAGATCGCCGACCTGGATGCCCAGGAGCCACCCCTGTTCCAGGCTGGCGCGCCCGAGCTGGAGGCCGTGCGCCAGGTGATCGCCGAGATCGTGCAGGACCGGTCGGACGTCCGCCGGGCCAGGGCGCTCCTGGCGCGACTGCTCGAAGCCGTGGTGATACGCTCCGACTCAGCGGAGATCGTCTACCGGACCGGACTTCTTGCTTCTCGACCGGTTCATAGCGTCGAAAAGTGGCTGGGCGGACTGAACGCTCTGGGAACCAGGAGGCTGATCTTCCCGCTACCCGAGGGTCTGAGAAGGGCGGCGTGACATGGGGGAGCGGCTTGAGGCGCTGAATTTCCACTGCCAGGCGTGTGGGGCCAGGTTCGAGTCTCTGCCTGGGAGAATCGAAGCTAGACCCGAGCGCGACTGGCAGCCGAACGACTACTTCGCGAAGTGCTCGTGCGGCCGTGAGGCGCCGCAGGCGGCCTGGGAGGTGAACCTGGCCAAGGCCTGGGCCAATGCCACGGGGCCGCAGACGCCGGAGGGCATCGCCAAGGTCTCGAAGAACCTCCAGCCGCTGACGCCCGAGCAGGCGAAGCGCACGCGCTTCAACGCGATGAAGACGGGGGTGTTCGCGAAGACCGCGCAGTACTGGCCGGCGAAGCCGGGCAAGTACCCGCACTGCGCGACGTGCGAGCACTTCAACAACGGGTGCAACGACGACAACCATCGCTCGAGCGCGCACAAGAATCCGCCGGCGTGCCTGAAGCGCATCGAGCTCTTCATGGATTACCAGATCGCGTTCGACGCGCGCGATCCGAAGATGCTGACGAAGTACCACTCGTCGATGCAGGCGCTGGCGTGGCAGCTCACGAACGACATGATCCTGCAGGTGATCCAGGACGGGGTGAGCCTGAAGTCGCCGGAGTGGTACTACGACAAGGACGGCGGCTTCCACCTGGCGCAGACCACGAAGGAAGACGGGACGGTGGAGCAGATCTACAAGATCGAGTCGCACCCCCTGCTCCGCTCGATCATCGAGTTCATGAACCGCAACGGCATGACGTTGCCCGACAGCGGCATGACGATGAAGGTGAAGGAGGAGGCCGACGACATCAAGGGCTTCCTCGAGCAGACCGAAGCGCAGCGCGAGAACGCGCTGGAGTTCCAGGAGCGCCAGGCCAGGGCGCTCGAAGGCCTGGCCGCGCTGGTCAACCGCTCTCATACGCGGATGGCGCGTGACCCGGTGCTGATCGAGCACGAGTCGATCGAGAAGCAAGACGAAGGGCCGCATACATGACCAAAATAACCACGTCCGGAATCGTGCTGGTCCACGGCCCGAACGCCAAGCGCGAGCCTGGCCGGATCCACCATGAATTGCACGCCCCTTGCGGTTGTGCATTCCACACGCGCCCCGCACCGCATTGGCACCCGTGCCCCGCGCACTCACGCGGTCTTGAGCACGAGTCGATCGAGAAGCAGGAAGGCGGGCCCGAGCAATGACAGCGCCCTTGGCCATGCTCCGACGCTGCAAGGACGGCGACGTCGAGTACGACCAGCTCTGGTTCGTGTGTCCTGGGTGCGCCGCGCGCGGCGAGAACTTTACGGGTCTGCATGCGTTGCCGGTCAACGGCACCGTACAGGGCGCCACGCAGCGGCCGTTCTGGAACTTCGACGGCAACCTGCAGGCGCCGACACTCTCACCGTCTATCCTGTCGCGCGGCGGTGCCACGGCCGACTTCGTGTGCCACAGCTTCCTGCGCGCCGGCGTGTTCGAGTTCCTCGGCGACTGCACGCACAAGTACCGCAACCAGCGCGTGCCAATGGTGCCGCTCCCTGACTGGTTCGTGAACGAGCGGAGCGGCGGCGCGTGACCAACGAGCGCGTCAGCCCCAGCGCCCGGATCCGGGCCCAGAGCATTGCGGAGCGCGAGATCCTGCGCTTCAAGGGCGACCACGCGCGGTGGCACAAGCACGTGCACAACGTCGATCTCGACTCGATGCAGCTGCTGAAGATGCATCAGATGGATGAGCACGCGATGACGGTGGACTTCAGCTGCCGGCGCACAGGCAAGACGGCGACGAAGGAGCTGTGGGATCTCGAGTACCTGGCATGCCAGGCGGACCAGGAGCTGGGCATCGTGGCGCCGCGCGAGGCGCAGGCGCAGGTGAACCTGCGCGTGCACCTCGATGCGATCCGGCGCTCGCCGATCCTCGACGCGTTCCTGATGTACGACCGCGGCCGCAAGCAGTTTTCGGAGACGCGGTTTCAGCTCTCGAACCGCAGCATCGCGGCGAGCTACGGAATCATGGCGCAGGTCGACGGCGGCGACCTGACGATCGCGAGCCTCGAGGAGGTGGACGACATGCCGGCGGACCGGCTGTATTCGCGCTTCCTGCTGATGCTGGGCTCGAACCGGCGCCTGGGCGCGTCGCAGGAGTTCGTTAAGAAGCCGCGGATCCGCATCACGGGGGTCTTCAAGGGCGCGGACACGCTCGACGACATGGTGAAGAGCGGCGCCTACCACGTGCTGCCGACCGTGGACGTGTACCTGGCGATGGAAATGGGCATCGTGCAGGAAGCGTTCATGGTGCAGATGCGTTCGATGCTGCCGGCTGAGGAGTACATCCGGCAGTTGCTGTGCAAGAACGTGGCGGCGCGGAACCTGATCTGGGAGAAGTGGATCCGCCAGGCGGTGCAGCTCGGCATCAAGATCAACGCGCAGATCGCGGAGCCGGTGCCGGGCGGGCTGTACAAGAAGCGCGGGCTGATCTCGTTCGGCTACGACGCCGGCGGGCACGTCGAGGACCCGGGCGCCTCGCAGCACGGCCTGGTCGTGCTCGAGGAGGTCTACAACTACAAGCTGCCGATCTTCGCGAAGAAGTGGAAGCCGGGCGCCGACGATGCTGTGGTGAAGGACGACCTGAAGGCCTTCTGGCGCTACTTCCGCCCCGACTACGCGATGGGCGACGCCTACGGCGTGGGCATGCTCACGTCGCTGAACGACGAGCTGTACCGCGAGAACCTGACCACGGTCGATCGCCGCATGATCGGCGACGGCGACAGCACCGCGAGCACCTGGAAGGAGTGGGCGTTCCAGCCGATCCGCTTCGAGGGCATGGTGAAGCACCAGATGGCGACGGTGGCGGCCGCGGACTTCAAGAACGGCCGCGTGGCGATGCCTTACGTCGACGACCTCTCGGACGACATGCCGGCGGTGGCCGACATGCGCGACCTGCAGCGCCAGCTCCCGAACATCCGCGCGCTGCCCACCAGCAAACCCTACGCGAGCTACGAGCGCGCCACGAAGAAGATCGGCGACAAGCCGCTGGGCGACGACCTGTTCGACGCTTACCTGGCCGCGAGCCACGCGCTGACCACGCGCGGTACCGGCGACTTCCAGACCTTTGTCCGTATCCGCCAGCAGAGCGAGGCCGACCTGTTGGCCTCCAGCATGGAGATCCCAGCATGAGCATCCTCGACCGCGTTGTCTCAGCCTTCCGCGTCTCGCCTGGCGAGGTAGGGCCCTCCGGCGAGCGCATCAAGCCGCTGCTGCCGGGCGAGAGCCCGCTGCGCCATACGGAAACGGGCCTGCGCACCACGCCCGAGCAGGAGGTGGAGATCGCGATGCAGTCGCTGCAGCCGAGCTTCGAGCTGCGCGGCAAGATCCTGGACATCCGGGACATGGACCAGCGCGACCCGCGGGTGAAGAAGATCCACGAGCGCACGGCGCGCGCGGCGTGCAAGGGCGGTCTGATGCTGAAGATCAGCCCGAAGGCGACCCGCGTGCTGCAGTTGTGGAAGGACTACGAGCGCCGGCTCGAGCTGTGCCGCCGCGAGAAGCTGGAAAGCGACATGCGCGGCGCGATCATGGAGGGCAGCCTGCCGATGCAGTGGGTGCTCGACCAGGACCGCGGCGCCGTCGTCGCCGGCGTGCGCATGCCGACCGAGACGTTCAAGCCGCTGGTGACGCTGGCGGGGCGCTTCAAGGACCCGGCGGTGGCCTACGAGCAGTGGGACTGGTACGCCAACAAGGTGGTGGCCCGCTTCCCGCTCTGGCAGCTCAACATGGTCCGGATCCGGCCGGACAACTACGACAACTGGGGCTGCTTCGGCCGCCCGTATCTCGATGCGACGCGCACCGTGTGGCGCCAGCTGATCATGACCGAGAAGGACCTGGTGGTGCGCCGCCACACGCGCGCGCCGCAGCGCTACTCGCACGTGCTCGAGGGCGCGACGGACGAGCAGCTGGCGGCGTACGAGACGTCGATGGCCAACAAGCTGAACCGCGTGACGACCGATTTCTTCCAGAACCGCAAGGGCGGCGTGACGGCCCTGCAGGGCGACACCAACCTGGACCAGATCGCCGACGTGGTGCACCTGCTCGACACGTTCATGTCCGGCGCGCCGGCGCCGAAGGGGCTGTTCGGCTACGTGGGCGACCTGTCGCGCGACATCCTCGAGGACCTCAAGCGCGACTACTACGACGAGCTGGACGCGCTGCAGGACACGGTGAGCTTCATCTACGAGCTGGGCTTCCGCCTGGACCTGCTGCTGCACGGCATCAACCCGGACGCCGAGGAGATGAGCGTGCAGTACATGGAGCGCCGCACCGACACGCCGAACCAGCGCGCCGACCTGGCGCTGAAGTATCAGGCGCTGATGGTGCCGCCCGAGCTGTGCTGGGGCACGGCCGGGCTGGATCCGACCGAGGTGCTGAAGTACCTGGAGAATCAGGACGCACGCTTGAACCCCTACCCGATGGGCGTGCCGGCGATCGGCGCGCCGGGCGGAAAGAAGCCCAACGGCGCCGGTGGCCAGCCCAGCGTGAAGATCACGCCGGGCAACGCGCGCAAGGGTGAGAGCGGCACGAGCATTAGCAACCGACTCAGTGCCGATCCTGCCAACTGCAGAGCGCCACGCTTCGCTGTCGGGGCCCGCGTCCGTGCTCGGGTCAACCATATGCCAGGTATGAATGGCATGAGCGGCGCAGTGAATGAGGCGAACGCCGGTGACCCACCGTATTACGCGATCGATTTCGATGAGCCTATGGGTGCCGGCAATCCGCATAGGTGGTTGACGGAAGATGAAATCGAAGCTGAAGGCGTGCGGCCGCGAGCCAGCGGCAACAGCGGCATGAGCGCCAGCCACTGAAATACGAATCTTGCGGGACTGTCGGAGGCGTAAAATGGGTGAGATTACGAAGTCCGGAATCGTCCTGAGTTTTGGGCAGAACACGAAGCGCGAGCCGGGGCGAGTCCATGAAGAGCTGCATGCGCCGTGTGGCTGCGCTTTCCACGAACGTCCTGCGCCTCATTGGCATCAATGCCCCCTTCACGCCATAAGGTTGGATAGACCAACTCGGCCACTGCATGAGGAAGGACTCCCTATTCCTGCGGAAATCTTCGAGGCAGCTTTGAAGGTCAAGAAGTTCTGTAAGGCCCACGGGTTGACCGGGAGCGTGTGCGGTCTTGAGATCAAATGCATATGACGCCAGATCAGCAGCGCCATCTCGAGCGCGCGATGGCCGCAGCGCTCACGGCCATCCAACGCGGCATCGAGAAGCTGGACCTGCGGGTGCAGGCGGAGCTGCTCAAGCTGCTCGAGGCCGCTGCGCGCGACGTGGCCAAGGTGCTGAAGCAGGCGGCCGGCCAGGATGGGCTGATCCCGGCGCACGCGCTGCCGACCGTGGTCGCGCAGATCGAGCTGATCCTGATCGAGCTGCGCGATGAGCAGTTGAAGCTGCTCGAGGAGGCGGTGCAGCAGGCCAGCGACAACGGTTCGGACCTGATCGACGCGCTGCAGTCCGCGGCCAAGGCCGGCGAAATACCGCAGAGCAGCATCGGCAAGGTGCCGGCGGCCTCGGCCGCCGCCAACGACGCGCTGCAGGCCGTGCTGCATCAGCTCCAGGACGATGGGCTCAACCTGTCCGATCGCATCTGGCGCAACTGGCAGGCGCTGCGCGAGACCCTGCTGCCGCAGATCCAGCGCTCGGTGCTCGCCGGCGAGACCGCGCGCGCGGCGACGCGCGAGGCGCTGCTGCGCACGGGTAAAGCCAGCGAGGCCGATCTCGACCGGATCGAGCTGGCGCGCGCCGGCGCGCTGGCCGACCAGGCGGACGAGCTGCTGGCCAGCGAGGCTGGGCAGGCCTACGCGATGGCGCAGCGCGTGTTTCGCACGGAGATGGACCGGGCCAACATCCTGGCCGCGCGCGCCGGGATCTACGCCACGGAGGGCGTGGTGGGCACGCGGTTCCTGCTGTCGCCGGCGCACCCGAAGTTCGACATCTGCGACGTGCACGCCAGCGTGAACCTGTACGGGCTCGGGCCCGGGGTGTACCCGCCGGGCGCCTCGCCCCTGCCCGCGCACCCGAACACGCTCTCCTACGAGGAGGCGGTGTTCGAGTGGGAGGTGAGCGAGCAGGACCGCAAGCGCGACGACCTGATGGGCTGGCTCGGCGGTCTGGGGGACGACGATCTTTACGGGGTGCTGCAGAGCAACGACAAGGTCAGCGCATTCCGCGCAGGCCTGCTGCAGCCGGGGGAGCTGACACTGCCATGGCGGGAGCTGAAGGGAAAATACGGGCCGTTGATTCAGGGGCCCTGAGCACGACGATGGGGCCCAGGATGTCGGTGCAATGCGTGTGCGGGCACCGACTGTTCGACGGGATCGTGGTGCGCGCGCGCGTGGTGCGGCTGCTGCCGCGCGGCGGCGCGGAGGCCTTGTGCCGGTGCAAGCGCTGGCAGAGCGTGCCGGTGTCCTATGACGACTCCCGGCTGACAAACCTGGCCCCCGCGGGTACGCTAGCCGCCAAGGTCTAACGTCTCGTCACGAAAGCCGCACCCCGAGAGGGGCGCGGCTTTTTGCTTCTGGAGCCAGCGTGCCCAACCCCGGCGATGTGGTCCCTTATCCACCGTACCCGGCCGCCGGCGCCGCGGCGCAAGGCGGGCTGCAGTACTCGCTCGAGGCGACGCAGCTCCTGGTCAAGGCGGTTCTCGAATCCGTCGTGGCGCGGCTGCCGCCCGCGCTGGCCGCCGATCAGAGCCTGAAGGTCACGTTGCAGAATTCCATCGTGGCCGCGATCAGCGGCAACGTCGCGGTGACCAACATGATCCCGGCGGTGGAGACCGGGCTGGCGAAGGAAGCGACGCTCGGCCAGATCAAGGTGCTGGCGGAAGCGATCGCCACCGAGGCCACCCTTGGCCAGCTCAAGGTGGTCGCGGAGTCGATCGCCAAGGAAGCCACGCAGGGCCTGATCAAGGCCAAGACCGACAACCTCGACATCTCGCTCAGCGCGCTGCGCGACGCGTTGAAGGGCGGCAAGACGCTGGCCGATATCTGGACCAGCCTGCAGACCCAGCGCGAGATCTCGACGTCGCTGTGGACCGACGACAGCGGCGCGAAGTACGTGCGCCGCGACGTCGTCGACGAGAGCGCCGGCAGCATCACGATCAGCTGGACCGACGAAAGCGGCAACGTGGCAGTGCCAGGCGCAGGCCTGCGGCCGCTCGCGTCCACCGACAAGGAGGTGGTGGAGTCGCTGTTCACGGCGACGGGCGCCGGCGCTGGCTACGGCGCCGGCGACATCCTGGCGCGCGTGCTGATCGTCGACACGAGCGTGGCGCCGCCGGCGCTCACGTCCACGTGGATGAACGTCACTACGGGCGCCGTGATTGCGGCGCCTGGCGCCGGGACCGTGGACCAGTTCGTGGGGCTCACCGACCAGGAGTTGCGCGCGACGCCGGTCCCGACCGAGGGGCCGGCTGCAGCCGGTGCGGCGGTCTCAGGCAAGCCTTTCGCGATCGCCGGCGTCACGGCCGGCGGGCTTGTGGAGCGGATCCTGAGCGCCGGCGGGCATCCCCTGGTGCGGCCATACGGCCAGACCATGACGCACGCCGATGGCAAGGCGCTCGCTCAGCGCGTGCTGGCGGATCACGCCGGCACGACCATGGGCATCCCGGGCGCCGCGCTCTATGGCTTCAACGGCGCGACGCTGGATCTGCTGCGCGCGACGCTCGCCAATGGCCTGTTGGCCGACGTCTCGCGCGTCCAGGCCATGCCCGTCTCCGCCGCGGGAAACGTGACGGCGCAGACGCCCCGCTTCACCCTGGCCACCGACGATGCGGCGATCGCCGCGTTGATCTCCGAGCTGCGCGACAAGTACGGCTACTACTTCAACCTCGGGCAGATCAAGCACGTCGGTGCCGCAATCACCTCCGGCCTCGGCAGCACGCAGAGCTTTCGCCTGGCCAACCCGGCCGGATCCGGCAAGACCCTGCTGCTGCTGCACACGATGCTGGCCACCACGGTGGATGCGACGTTCACGTTCAACAAGAACGGCACGCTGGCCGGCCCCACCAGCCACACGCCGTGGGACCCCAACTTCGTGACGAATGCCGGCGCTGGCGTTGCGCAGGCACAATCGCTGGTCGGAGCCATCACCGGCGGCACGGCGCTGGCCGGCAGCCAACTCATCGCGGCGAACATCCCGCTCTCGCTGCCCTTCCTGGTGCTGTTGCCGGAAGGCACCGCGATGCTCGCGACGACGACGTTCGGAACGGGCGCCACGACTCATGTCAACGTGATGTACGCGGAATTCTGAGATGCCCATCTGCCCCATTTGCAGCACCGAGATCCCGGTCCAGCGCAAGGATCTGCCGCACGACTGGGACGACAATGGCGCGCGCCTGCACACCAAGGCGTTCGACGTGCTGATCGCGCATCGCTTCGCCAAGGATCCGCTGCTGGAGCTCTGTCCCGGGACGGGCGCCATCTTCGAGGTGTCGTAGCCCGTCCCCCGGCTTGCGCACCCCAAGGCGTGGCGCTAGAGTGCAGCTCACAGGCATAACGCCCACACGCGAAAGCCGCGACTCCCGCAAGGGGGCCGCGGCTTTCTTCGTTTCTGGAGCCAGAGTGAAGTGAAGCGCAGCGACCGGAAGCTGACACGCCAGGTGGGCATGCGCCGCTTCCGCCTCGACGCCGGCACCTCGCAGCACTACTTCCTCTTCGGCGAGCTGCAGGGCCCGTCCGGCAGCTCGCGCCGCTCCGTGGAGCAGCTCGCCCGCTCGATCGACGCCAAGCACAGCATCTTCGGCAAGGTGGAGCTCAACGCGCAGACCTTCCGCGCGTTCATCAAGAACTTCAACGAGAACGTGTACGGCCAGGAGATCTACCTGGACCGCAATCACAACCTCGACAAGGGCGTGCAGGGCACGATCCGCAAGCTGTTCGAGCGCGACGGCCGCCTGCTGGCGGAGATCGAGTGGACCGACCTGGGCATCCGCACGTTCCAGGAGGACGGCTTCAAGTACTTCTCGATCGACTTCACCGACGACTACCTCCATCCCGAGACCGGCAAGAACCACGGGCCGGTGCTCTTCGGCGCGGCGCTGACGCCGCGGCCGTTCATCAAGAACATGAAGCCGACCGAAGGCCCCGGACGGCTGATGCTGTCCGAGGGCCGCTCCGTTTTTATCCCCGACTACCTGCATCTCAGTGAGGGTGCCGACATGAACGAGTTCCTGAAGAAACTGCGCGAGAAGCTCGCCGCCAAGAAGCTGGCCGAGTGGATGATCGACATGCTGGTCAGCCAGGCCGAGTCGGCGTGCAAGACGCTGAGCGAGGGCTCGCCGCAGCTCGTCCAGCTCCAGCTCACGCTCGAGGCCGAGGCCGTCAAGGTCGCCGAGCACATGAGCAGCAAGCTTTCGGCCGGCCACCACGGCGCCGAGGGGCGCCTCACGAAGGAAGAGCTCAACGCGCTGATCGGCGACGGCATCCGCACTGCCCTGTCCGCCGCGGACGACGCCAAGAAGCTCGCCGAGCAGACCCTGGGCACCAACCGCAAGCTCTTCACCGACGCCGTCAACGGCGAGAAGGGGCTGAGCGACACCACGCGGCAGCTGCTCCTGGCGCAGGCCGACGCCATCACCGGCACCATGACCGCCGACCAGGTGAAGCGCCTGTCGGACTCGGCGATCAAGATGGGCAACGAGATGGAAGTGCGGCTGAAGAAGGCCGCGATCGGCTTCAGCGTGAACGGCAACCTGCCCGTCGTGCAGCTCTCCGGCGACGGCATCGGCAGCAAGGTCCATGCCTTCCTGCGCGAGCGCCTGCAGCTCACCGACGCGTTCGGCAACAAGGCCCTGCGCCTGGCCGAGGAGAAGGACCTGACGCCGTTCGCCCGCAAGATCCTGGCCGCGTTCGACCAGATCCACGGCTACCGGCTCGAGCAGGAGCACAAGCTGCTCGCCGGCGACGGCAGCACCAACATCGCGGACAGCAACTTCCCGGTGGTGGCGCAGCGCCAGGTGATCGTGGAGCTGCTCGCGGACCTGCGCTTCCTGGCGCTGGTGTCCACGGTGGTGGACCCGAACGCGCAGGCGACGCTGCAGATCCCGTACGAGGAGCGCAACGTCGGCAACATCAAGAACGGCGGCAAGGTGTACGAGGGCCAGCCGATCGGGTACGCGGGCGTCAAGCAGAAGATGGACATCGCGTACATCGTGCCGCGCAAGATCGCGATGCTCGTCTCGAACGAGATGATCCACTTCTCGCGCGTGGCCCAGATCAACTGGGAAGTCTGGGGTCGGAACATCGCCAGCAACGCGCGGCTGATGCGCGACCTGATCTGCGCGGACATCGCCAACACCCTGCAGCGCACCGCGGACTCGGTGGGCGCGACCGCGATCGTCGACGAGGCGATCGCCTTCGGCGCGGACCTCGTCGTCGTCGGCAGTCGCGGACACGGCGCCATCGCATCGATGCTTCTCGGCTCGACGGCCGCCGAGGTCGTGGACCACGCACCGTGCCCGGTGCTCGTCGCCCGGGCCGGCGAGGTCGGCTCGATCGCGTTCGCGGACGACGGCTCCTCCGCCGCGCGCCAGGCGGAAGCGTTCCTCTCGACGTGGCCGATCTTCGCCGGTCGCCGCGTCGACGTCGTGACGGTCGCGGACGTGCAGCTGCCTGCTGCGATCGGGCTGATGCCGGCCGTTGACGGGGCGGTGATGGAGTCCTATGCGGACTCGGCCGAAGCCGCGCGAGAGGAGCGACGCCGCCTCGTGCACGATGCGGCGGTCCGACTCAACGAG